CAACGGCCGCAGCCCACAGCAACGGTGATGCGGTCTACTGGGAGCAACTGCCTGCAGTGACCGTTTGGCCCACCCCGGACAACACCCAGCCGTACACGCTGGTGTACTGGCGTCTGCGCCGCACGCAAGACATCGGTGGCGGTGTCAATGTGGCCGACGTGCCCTTCCGGTTCGTCCCCTGCATGGTGGCGGGCTTGGCGTATTATCTGGCCATGAAGCTGCCCAACGCAGCGGATCGCATGCAGGTGCTGAAAGCTCAGTACGATGAAGCGTGGGGCCTTGCCCAAGACGAAGACCGTGAGAAGGCCGCTGTGCGGTTTGTGCCACGGCAGATGTTCATTGGGAGCGGCACGTAATGGGTAATCGCTTTGCGTCAGGCAAGAACTCGATCGCCATGTGCGATCGTTGTGGGTTTCGCTTTAAGCTGACCGCGCTGCGCAAGGAAGTGATCAAAACCAAGACGTACAACCTGCTGGTGTGCGACTCGTGCTGGGACCCAGATCAGCCGCAGCTCCAGTTGGGCATGTATCCGGTGGATGATCCGCAGGCGGTGCGCAACCCACGCAACGACACCACGTATGTGACGGCGGGCCCCAATGCAGACGGTTTCAACACCGGAGGTTCGCGGGACATTCAGTGGGGATGGAACCCGGTTGGTGGTTCCCGAGGGTTTGACAACGCGTTGACGCCAAATAACTTGGCTTTGACCGTGGAAGTTGGTACAGTTACAGTTCAAATAGGAGTCTGACATGGACGCTAAAAAAGCACTCAAGGCCCACATGGCCAAAGGCATGAAATCCGCACATCCAGATGCTGCCGTAAAAGGTATGCGGGCTGGTGGCAAAACCAACAGCGACATGCTGAAGATGGGTCGTGGTTTGGCCAAAATAGCCAACCAAAAGTCGCCCGGTAAGAAGGGAGCCTGATATGGCCACCAGCAAGATCAAGACTGTGCCCTCCCCAGTGGTTGGCACTGAGCCTGCCAAGAAGACCATGCGCGACACCAACGTGTCCGTGGCCAACGTGCGCAGCCAAGACTACCCACCCACCAAAACCTCGGGCATCAAAATCCGTGGCACTGGTGCAGCTACCAAGGGCGTGATGGCTCGTGGCCCAATGGCGTGAGGTCTGAATGAACTACACCGAGTTGAAAGCGGCGATCATCGCCTACACAGAGAATCAGGACGCGTCGTTTGAGGCGGAGATTCCTGTGTTTGTGGAGCAGGCTGAGCAGCGCATTTTCAACATGGTGCAGTTCCCATCGTTGCGTAAAAACGTGACGGGCTCCACCACCAGCAACAACAAGTATTTGGCTTGCCCGAATGACCTTTTGTCGGTGTATTCGTTGGCGGTGGTCGATGCGCTGGGGAACTACGAGTACCTGCTCAACAAGGATGTGAACTTCATCCGGCAGGCGTACCCGAACCCCAATGACAAGGCGTTTCCCAAATACTACGCCCTGTTTGGCCCCCAGTCCAGCGATGTGAACGAGCTGACCTTCATCTTGGGCCCAACGCCAGACGCCACCTACGTGGCCGAGCTGCATTACTTCTACTACCCACCGTCGATTGTGACGGCCGGGACTTCTTGGTTGGGTGACAACTTTGACAGCGTGCTGCTTTACGGTTCGCTGGTCGAGGCGTACACCTACATGAAGGGTGAGCAGGACATGATGCAGGTATATGATGGCAAGTTCAAAGAAGCAATGGCACTGGCCAAACGTCTGGGCGATGGACTGGAGCGCTCCGACAGTTACAGAAGCGGCCAGTACCGTTCGCCGCCTCTGCCGCAAAATACCGGGGTAAGCTGATATGGCAATCGTACAAACCGCAACCACTTCGTTCAAAGTCGAGCTGCCGCAGGGTATCCACAACTTTGGGCCCACTTCGCCGGACACGTTCAAGATCGCCTTGTACACCGCCGCTGCGGACCTCGGCTACGCCACCACAGCCTACACGACTTCGGGCGAGGTGACTGGCACAGGCTACACCGCTGGCGGCAACACGCTTACCATCAGCACAAGCCCAACGTCCGGCAATAATTCGCTCAACATCCCGACGGCGTTCATCAACTTCAGCAACACGTCTTGGACTGGCGCTACGTTCACGGCCCGTGCGGCTTTGATTTACAACGTCACTGAAGGCAACAAGTCCGTTGCAGTGCTGGACTTCGGCTCCGACAAAACCGTCAGCAACGACACTTTCCAAATCATCTTCCCAACAGCCGATGCCAACAGCGCAATCGTGCGAATCTCTTAAGGAGCCATCATGGAACACAGCAAAGCAGCCGACAGCGTTACCGCAGGCATGATCACAAACCGCGTTGGCGGTGAGCGCGTTGGCGCGGGCGGTATCTTCACCGTCACTTGCGTGGGCGCAGACGGCAAGGAAAAGTGGTCTGACAAGTTTCACAACCTCGTTGTCAATCAGGGCCTGCAGGACATGAACAGCAAGTACTTTGCCGCCTCGGGTTACACCGCCGCTTGGTACTTGGGTCTGGTCGAAGGCCCCGGCTCCGGCACAACATTCGCTGCTGCCGACACACTGGCTTCGCATGCTGGCTGGACTGAGCTGGTGCCCGGCACCGCTTACACCGGCAACCGCAAGGCTGTCACTTTTGGCACGGCCACCACGGCTGACCCATCGGTGATCACAAACTCTGGCAGTCCATCTTCGTTTGCCATGCTGGTGAACAGCACTGTGGTGGCTGGCGCGTTCTTGGCCAGCGTCAGCAGCGGCACCTCCGGCATCTTGTTCTCGGCTGGTGACTTCACTGGCGGCGACAAGACCGTGGACAACGGCGACACCCTGAACGTGACCTACAGCTTCTCGCTCGACGCAGCCTGATAGGGGCAAGTGGTGTTTGGTGATGTCACTTTTGCCCAAGCACCCTTCGCCTCTTTAGGCGGGAACACGTTCGCCGCCACGCAACCAGAAGCTGCTGCAGTGGCAGCTTCCTTTGAGGCCCCAAGCGTCATTCGCGGCGGCATCATGAGCGAGACTGCCACGGGCCAAAACACCCAGTCCGTCATTGCCACGATGGTGGCCACGCAGGCGGAAACATCCGTCGCATCCAGCGTTCAGTCGGTCATCGCCAACATGGTGGCCAGCATGCTGGAGCAGGGCACTGCCACAGACGCTCAAACGGCCATCGGCACGTTCTTGGCTGCGCGGTCCGAATCAGCGACCGCCACCGATGCACAATCGGTAATTGGTACGTTTGCGGCAGCGCAGGCTGAAACGGCGACTGGCTCAGACAACATGACTCGGGGCTTACTGATTTCAGTGGCAATCGCAGAGAGCGCGGCGGGCACGGCAACGCAGGTGTCGCAGGTCATCTTCAATGGCTCTATCGCAGAAGCTGTGAGCGCCCTTAGCACGCTTGGCGTCGTCAAAATAGCCAACGTCTACCCAACCGGCGTGCAGCTCACCATCAGCATCGGAGGGGCGCTGGTCTGGGCGGTAATTGACGACAGCCAGAACCCAAACTGGCAAAATATCAACGACGTGCAGTCCCCCGGCTGGACGCAGCTACCGTCGTAAGGACACAAAATGGCATTGGCACTCAAAGATCGCGTCAAGGAAACCACCACCACAACCGGCACGGGCACGGTTACGCTGGCCGGTGCAGCTTCGGGCTTCCAATCATTTGCTGCGGTGGGTGACGGCAACCAGACCTTCTACGCCATCGTGGACTCAGCTTCCGGTGACTGGGAAGTCGGTGTTGGCACATACACATCTTCGGGCACTACGCTGTCGCGCACCACTGTGGTGTCGTCCAGCAATGCAGGGTCCTTGGTGAATTTTGGCGCTGGCTCCAAAGATGTGTTTGTCACCTACCCATCCTCGCGGTCGGTGTATCTGGACGCTGCGGGCTCCGCCGTCACCACGCTGGACATCGGGACTCTGGGCGCAAGCACAGCCAACATCACCACGGCCAACATCACGTCCGGCACGGTGTCCACAACTCCGACCAGCGGCAACGACATCACCAACAAGACCTACGTGGACACGTTGGTTGCCTCGGGCATTCACTTCCACCAGCCCGTAATGGTTGAAAGCCCAACTAACCTTAACGCAACTTACAACAACGGCACTGCGGGTGTTGGTGCAACGCTTACTAACGCGGGAACGCAAGTTGAGTTAATTATTGATGGCATCTTCACATCGCCCGGTGATCGCGTTTTGGTTTATAGCCAAACCAATCCAATCGAGAACGGCATTTATGTTGTCACAGTTGTAG